ATCTGCTTCTTGGAAATATACAATATCTCCAACACTAAATGCAGCACCACCGGCACCAGCAGAACCACCACCATTGTCGATACCGACAGTAGTTGCTCCAGCAGCGGGTGTTCCAGTTGTTACACCAAGTGTACCAGCATTACCAGAGAATGATTGTTCAAATGCAGTTGCATTAGAGCAGACTGAAACAGCAACACCATTAGCATATGTGCCAGGGAATTTTGCTGCCCAGTTACCGACAGAACCTTGTCCACCGGCATAGTTAGTTTCATAATCAAAATCGTTTTTAATCTTCAATCCAGTACCGTCAGCGGTAGCGTTTTTGTGATTTGCACAATCAGCACGAACTACACGAAGAGCGTTTCCGTATTGAAGAAAGTTAGCGGCGGTAAACCATGTCTCGAAATTCGTTGCATGGGGTTTACCAAAGACTGTAACTAGATCTTGTTCCGAAGCAATCGGGATGATTTCTTCAACTGGCCCTCTTGGGAAACCAGCAGCAATCGCACCAATTGATGTTGCGACAGCAGGAACAATGTTGGTCAAGTCTATCTCTTTGACGAGTACGCCAGGGGATACTTGAAATGCCATCTTTGTTTTCTCCTTTTATGGATTCATTATAATCATTAAGTTTCCAAACTTACACGAATATTTATAAAAAATCTATTCTACACTTTATTTTTATAGGTTGTGAAGCACATAAATAGTTTCATGTCAGAACACTACGAAAAGTACAAAGAAACCATAAAAAAGGTTTCTCAGCGCAATTATAGGGCACGCAAGATATGGGTAAACGAGTATCTTGGTGATAAAACCTGTAATTACTGTGGGGAATCTGAAACTGCCTGTCTCCAATTTTATCCTCACGAGAGGAAGATACGAACTCTTACTAAAAGAAAGGGTTTGAATGAACAATCTAGAACCGAAGTAAACAACTACATCAGTAAATCCAAAGTTGTTTGTGCAAACTGCTTTCTTAAACTAGAAAACGATATCATTGACATTATGTAGGGGTTTGGTGTTTTCTACCAATCTGAATCGTATGAACGAACCACTGGACTCCACCGTGTTCCATACTCATCTATCATAGTGGGCCCATCGTCTAGTCCATCATCCACGAAACCAAATGGCGCCATGTCCTGTTCTAGTTGATGTTGTTGTTCCAAGAACATTCTTGCACGAATATCATCGTCAGTCAGTTCTTTGAAATACGTTTGTTCTACCAACCAAGAGAACAATACACAACACATTGCAAGGTCATCAGTATGTCCTTCCTCTGCTTCAAATGATTGTCCTTTAAGAATAAAGGTTGAGAACTCGTTGATTAAGTCATAATCATTGATAATTAACTTGTCTGTCTCTACAATCTGTTTTAGATTAGAACATCCTAGTCTTTTTACTGCCTTTGTTGTCCTTACCCCAAGTTGTGCTTTTCCACCGCTGAAGCCACCGCCAACGACTTGACCCGCACGACCTCGCATACTTGCCATTATTAGGTTGTCATACTCTAAGTCAAATTGTAGTGCAGTTGCAACCTGTTCACCAATATCATTTACCTCAACAAGAATGTACGCTTCGTTGTATGCCTTAGATACATCGTATATAATGTTGGGAAATAGTAAGGGTTTGATTTCGTTGTTACGATACTTTGCAACAATCTTATAAGGAACTGTTGTTACGTCAAAGACTATGAATGCAGAGAAGTCATTGTTTGTACCTCTTGCAACGTCAGCAACCACAACATATGTACCACCATCATTTGGTTTCTCATACATATCCAATCCAGCGTTTGACTGAATAGGATTGTGGAATGCCATTGTTTTAATCTTTGATGGATTAATGAGAGTGTTTGCAGAACCTAAGAACTCACAGTCAAACTCTCGCCTGAACTGTTCCTCTGAGGTATTTGCAATTGTTTCTGCTCTCCACTTGTCATCTCTGCCTGGCACTTGACTCCAATGAACATCTATGATATTATAAGAGTTTCTTTTATTCTCTGCATCCACCCATAACTTGTAGAAAAGATTCATACCGTTAGGTGTTGATACAATAATAACTTTTGTAGATTTACCAGATGAGATTGTAGGATACACAGAACTGAAAAAGTCCTCTGCTACGTTAGTTGGAACGAATGCAAATTCGTCCAAGAATATCATGTTGTAAGAACCACCACGAACAGCAGATGAAGATGTAGAAGATGCAACCACCCTACTACCATTCTCTAAGTCTACTGAACCCTTGTTCCAAGACACCACCCCTTGTTGTAACCACTTAGGAAGATTCTCATATGCAAGTTGGAGTCTACCAAGAATATCTCGTGCAGTCGCAGCTTTGTTGGCAAGGATTGCAACATTCATGTTAGGGTTGAATAGAACGTAGTGAAGAATATAAGATACCATAGTCGTGGATTTACCAGACTGTCTTGGCATCTTACAGATAGTGAATCTATCGTTATGGATTGTGTCTACGATATCTTCTTGGAAATCATACATCTTGAAAGGAACAAGTCCTTCATCAAGAGATACAATTTTGATGTAGTTCTTGATGAAGTATATAGGATTTTCCATACACTTCTGATATTCCAGAATTTGGTTTTTAGTCCATTCTACTGGAACATTAGATTTTTTTAGTAGAGGATTTCCAAGGTAGTGTTCATAATTTGCCATAACATATTATTCTTGTTATTTTGCTGAACTAAACTTATATGGATTTTCTGCCCAGGCCATGTAAATCAGATTAGTGGCTTGGTTTTGTCCAGTACCAGTTGTCCTAATTTGAAATCCGTTTTGGAAAAACTCTACACCTGTTGGAGTATCCTGAGCGTTTGCAGCAGAAGGAGTCAAGAATTTATTTCCTCTTCCATTTTGTCCAACATTACCAATAGCGTTGTCAATCATATACCAAATTACATTTGATGCTAAATTTGCTATCATAACAAGAGCAGGTTTGAAGCCAGTGTGTACAAAGGGCCCTATGGCGTTAGTGTTTCCACTATAGCGTCCAAATTTACTAAAGCCTGGAACTTCAGCCCAAATATAAGAAATAAATTCAGTACCAGCATTGTTATTATCACCGCCGGATGACCATCCACCGAATACATTCGTGTCAATTGTATCCCAATATCCACTAGTGCTACCCTGTGTCGTACCTGTAGCGCTGTCCAGATAAATGTAATTATCTACGTTCGTTCCAGAGGATGTTTGTGCTTCATGCCAACAAACCCAACCACCAGTAGCGTCCACTTTTTTAGTTATAATAAACGCCGGCCTTACTCCTAGTCCATGTGCTTTTGTTCGATTAGTTGTATTTCCTGTATATGATACAATAGAAAAACCAGCCTTAGTATTTGCACTAAGTTTATTCACTGCGTTATTTCCAGCAAGTGCGGCAGTAGATGCGACACCATCAATCATTACTGAACCAGAAGTTGGCACTGCACCAGCGGCAGCGACATTTGTTGCAGTCGGAGCCCCACCGGCTTTCCAGTTCCATGAAACATAATCTGATCCATTTGTATTATACCATTGAGCGGTTGAACCAGCAGCAGTCCATGTAAACCCATCACTATCAATTGATGAAAGTCTACCACCACCTGTGGTTGAATTGGCGGCCTCTCTTCTATCAGTTGCTAACCAACTGCCTGGGCCTCTAACTGAATCAAACAATGCATGATGATAGGCGGTACTGTTAGATTTTGTCCACACTAAATCTGGCCGAAAACCGACTCCAGTAAACGCCCTATCGTTTGTATTACCGGCGCCAGACCAAGTTAATATACTGAAATTTTTATCTGGGCCTTCATCCTTTGCAATATCCATATCTGCATCAGTGGTTAAATTTTTACTACATAGCGCAACAAATCCTGTTGGAGGCGTATAGTAAAAATCACCAACACCATTTTCATCAGCAGCATTTGCTGAACCAGTTGCTTTTGATCCATTAAAGGTAGAATCTTGTCCAAAGTTAAAATGATTTAGAGTGGTTGAAGAATTGCACATACCTATTACTATCAAATCATCAACACCATAAGTAGATGAGTCTACTGTTCCAATTTCATATGTACCGGCTGCTGGATTACCTGTAGTACCACTATCATTAGTGGATGGAGTTTTGAACCAAACCCCATTCCTAGAAAACCAAACTTTACGAGTTGCACCATCTACTGCAACACCAAGAACATTACCTTGCGTAAGGTTAGCAACCCCCAATCCTCCAAGTCCGGCCGAAGAACCATAATCTGTTCCAGTTCCATTTACATAGACTGATCTATTATAAACAGTAATAGTTCTACCACCACCAACATTATTAGAGGATGGGCCAGCCGTTACGGCACCAATTCCTATTGAATAGGAGGCGCCATTAATACCAGTATCATAATTAGTAAATTCAAAATAAATCTTTTTATCTTTTGGTATCTCCATTGTTGATGCCATTGGAAAGTGTGTTGAATTCCAATTATCTATTGGATCAAATTGGGTGTTTGCTTCTTTGAAGTTGCCTCTTGCGTTAGTTCCTCTTTTGCCTTTTGCTTCTAGAGATGCAAAGACATTTGTGGGTGTGGATGGTGATTGGTCTGAAGCAACGAACACTGATGATGTGAAGTCATTCGTGTTACCACTTGTATCATCACCAAATGCAGTATCCGTTCCAAACTTTAATTGGAATCCGTTATTGCCATAAGTTCCAGAATAAGCCTTCGGCACCCATACACCATTAAAGTCCTCTGCAAAAGCAGTAGGTGAAAGCGCTTGTCCATCAATAACGTGCAAGTCTGCCATCAATCCATCAAAAGGACGATTCACACCTCCGTGTTTACCGATATATAACGTATTTCCATTTTTTGTCCATGGCCATACATCATTCTGTCCAATGGCACCTTGAGTTCCTAAAAGTCTACTACCATTTACATAAATCTGAACTTGTCTGGTAGTTGCATCACTAGAAGTAGTATCCCATCTTACCACAATATGATAAAATCCACTTGTGTCTCTGAAAGGTGCAGTTCCACTGAAAGGAGTATCGGAATACCTTCCCGAAGCAAGTGTATTAGTGCCAGTTTGAAACTGGATGTCCATGTGTCCACTATTATCGCCGCCAGTGCCAGAATGGATAAGGTATTGATTGTCTGAAGTATCGGCATCAATTTTTCCTCTTTTTACCCACATAGACAATGTGCCTCTTGTTCCATCTGTGGCATTGGTAGACCACGTTTTGGACAAAGAAGTATTTGTTTCATTATTAAATTTCAAACTAAAGGGAATATTATATGGATATACTGGACGTAAAACTTGTAGACTAAATGCCCTAGAATTTGTTTGGTTTTCGTCATCTGTTGCAGTGATACTAAAATTTGTTGTAGTTGTATTTGCCGGCGCAGTTGGTGTTCCAGTAATTTGTCCATTAGCACTTGCTAAAGAGAGCCCAGCTGGGAGAGATCCAGTAGTTACTGAATATGCAAGAGTTCCACCATCTGGTTCTGCCGCAACAATAGTAATTGTTGGTATTGATTCCCCACCAACAACACTTCCTAAAGAACCAGCGGCAGTTGAGAACGCTGGTGTTCCATTGTATGAAATACCATTTGTTAGTCTTGCAGTAAGTCCGTTTGAATTTGTTATTATAATATCATAATCACCAGCGGCCTTTGCTGGTGTTGTAAATGTAATAGATGTTGTTGATACTACTGTGATTGAAGATGCAGCTGTTCCACCAACTGTTACTGTTGCACCAGACTGAAAGTTTGAACCAGTAACAGTAATCGTTTCTCCACCAGCAGGATCAGCAGCAGTTGTAGAACCAGAGTATGCCAAACTTGTAATTGTTGGGGGGGAATCAATGGCCTGCCATGCACCACCAGCATATTGTTCTAGTCTTGCAAAATCTGTATTGTATCTTAATTGTCCGTTCGCTGCACTGCCCGGCCGTTGTGCAGTTGTACCTACTGGAACATGAACATATTGTACGCCTGGCAGTCCTAAACCACCGGCAGTATCATCCAGTTTCGCTGTAGTAATTGCATCAGCACCAATTGCCGTTTGTTTAATTCTTGTTAATGGCATATCTATTTTCCTTTTAACATTTTTTGCAGTTCGGCAGTACTTCCTACAAACAATGCATTCGTTACATTTTGTGGTGCAGAGTTAGGAACTTCTTTAAGTTTCTTCATCTTAGTCTGCAAGTCTCCAAGTTTTTCTGTTACTTCTGCAACCTGTTTTATTAAGTTTCCGGCCACCTCATAACTACGAGGATGTTCTGATTCTCTTGCAAGGTCTAGGATACCATCAATCGCATCCTGTCCTCTCTCAATTAGATTATAAAAGTTTTCTCTCTGATATTTATAATCATTATCTATATCTACATCAGTACCAGTTGTTGTCGGAACAAGAACTGGTTTAGTTGGTGTTACATCTTTAGTTGTTGTTTCCACCACATCTGTAATACCAAGAACATTATCTAGAATATCTGTCTGATTAGACATTTCATACCTATGGTTTAGTTGGCCATTCAACATCATCTAGAGAACTGTAGTCCTCTGTAATGTCACGAAGGGCTTGTCTGTAAGCAGTTTGTGCATCTGTCATAGTCAAGTCTGAACTTGCCCACCAATCAGTTGCAGCAATCAATCTGTCTCGTTCTGCACGAAGTTCTTTCATTGGTTCTGCCGCAGTAAGTTCATTCATCTTTTCTTCTACTGCATCCCATGTCAAACCCTCAGGCCAGTCGGTAGAGTTGTCTGACTCGATTGCAGTGTTATTTCCAGTTGTTCCGATAACTTTTCTGAACATTGATGCAAACTCATCAGCGTTTGTTGGGTTTCCTCTGAGAACCCATTCTGTAATTCCTAATTCTTGTAGTGCGTCTGATACGTTTGCCATTTTCTTTTATCCTATTAAAACACCAGATAAACCAGTTTGGTCTGTCATTGCAGTCACAGATTGGTTAGCGGAAGCATAAAGTTCAATTTCTTGCCCTGCTGTTAAATATGCAACATCACACCCATTCACTCCATCGTAGTCTGGGTAGCTGGCTCCATCATTGTGACTACCAACCCAATACAAATCATTTTGAGCAGTTCCATCCACAAAAAGAAGTAACTCAACAATTCGTGAGGGGGTGTTGTTATTGTAAAAACCAACCTGTGCATTTAGTTGCCACAACCCAGTTATTGGAACGACATACTTGTTATTAGTATTGTCGAAGCCACCACCATAGTTTGTTCCTGTTGTTGA